TTGAAAAGGAGATGGACATCCGCCGCGGTACATACACAGAGGAAGATGATCGTAAAGGCATAATCCAAAACTATCTGGATACACTATTGCCTGTCGACTGGAAGAGTATGACCATTGATAGACGGAGGGATTATTTAGTGGGTAACGACCCAATACAATCTATCGGAGTAACCCAAAGAAAGTTTGTATGCGTGGCGGAAATATGGTGTGAGTGTCTTGGTGGTCGCCGGGGCGATCTTACACGATCCACTTCAAGAGAGATCATGAACATAATGAGAAGTATTGAGGGATGGGAGTATATTGCCACGCCCAGAATTATACATCCTTATAAAAATCAAAAATACTTTAAAAGAACGGCGGGTGAATTACTACCCACACTCGGTAGTGATGTCGATGGCGATACCATATTCTAACTACCATCAATGGCGATGGTAATGACTTTGTAGAAATTAGGTAGATGGCTCAATATGGTTATTATTATATGATTAGGTATATAATACTACTAAACTACTATAAATATAATATAATAATAAAATATACCTATATACCCTATATACCTTATAATACATATAGGTAAAATAGGTAAAATAGTAAAATACGCTACGCACATGCGTGACGGTTTTTAGTGGTTGGTTTATTCAAACAATAATTAGTGGTATGAAAAGAGAATTTATGGGTTTTAGAAAAGCGATGACGGGTTGCCCCCATCGGGTTGTTGAGGAATTAACGGTTTTAGATTGGCGGTTGATTGATATCGCGGTCGGCATAATAGAAGAATTTCAATCTTCTATCGGGTATAATTCATTCCGTAGGGAATTGGCGAAAGCGGCAAATATACGTTTGACCGATGCCGGGTGGTACATAACAGACGTTTTGACATTCGATCCGGTCATTGATGGGGAGATAGTACCTGTGTTAAGCATAGGATCCTGCGGAGGGAGGTATATTTTATCTGTTACGGATGCGTTCAAGAAATATTATGATGAACGAGAAACTCTTGGAGAGAAAATTAAGGGAGGCGATCAAGAAACTGGGCGGTAAGGCTCTGAAGTTTTCTTCCCCTTATGAGACGGGTTATCCCGATAGGTTAATCTTGATGCCCGGAGGGCGGACATACTGGGCGGAACTGAAGACGACCGGGAAAAAGCCTACCGAAAAGCAGCTACTAAGACAGCTTGAGTTGAGATCCCTCGGGTTCGTCTCGGAGGTGATCGATTCGATCGGGACATTAAACAACTTTTTAATGAGACTTGAAAATGAACGAGAGTAATTTACATAACTATCAACGATATACGGTTGATTTCATTTTAAATCATCCCGCCTCGGGTTGCTTTCTGGATATGGGATGTGGCAAGACGGTTTCTACATTGACGGCCATAAACCGGCTGATGTATGAGGACTTGGAAGTTAGTAAGGTCTTGGTAATAGCTCCCAAAAGGGTCGCCGAGGATACTTGGACCAAGGAGGTCGAGAAATGGGACCATCTAAAACACCTTCGGGTTTCCAAGGTGCTGGGGACTGAGCGCCAACGTAAGGAGGCATTACGTAAGGAGGCCGATATTTACGTGATCAATAGGGAGAACGTATGCTGGTTGGTGGCCCAATATCGAGGATCATTGCCTTTTGACATGTTGGTGATAGATGAACTGTCCAGCTTTAAGAATCCGAAAGCGCAGCGTTTCAAGGCCCTCCGTCTTGTGCGGCCGCAGATCGATCGCGTAGTCGGTTTGACCGGCACGCCGGCCCCGAATGGCTTGTGTGACATCTGGAGTCAGATTTACTTACTGGATCAGGGGGAGAGGCTGGAGAAAACAATCACGAGATACCGGGAAAAGTACTTTCGTCCAGGCCGGAGCAATGGGCAAGTCGTATTCGACTACAAGATACTTGACGGGTCGGAGAAAGCGATATACCAAAAGATATCCGATATCTGCGTGTCGATGAAAGCCGAGGATTATCTGGAATTACCGCCGCGTTTGGATCATACGGCAGAGATCTCTTTACCGGACGATATCCGGGCTCGATATGAGGATTTTGAGAAAACGGAGGTCTTGCGGTTGTTGGATCAAGACGGGGAAAGCCCCATATCCGCCGTGAACGCCGCCGCGCTGTCGAGTAAATTGCTGCAATTCAGCAACGGCGCGATATACGACGCCGATCGGAACGTACACGAGATACACGACTATAAACTTGAGGCGCTGGAGGAGATAGTCGAGGCGGCCAACGGAGAACCTGTCTTGATCTTCTACTCTTTCCGGCACGATATCGGCCGCATCAAACGGAAATTGAGAGCCTACAAGCCCCGTGAGCTCGTAGGTGGTAAGGATATAGATGACTGGAACGCCGGAAAGATACGGGTCTTGATGGCCCATCCGGCGGGGGCGGGGCACGGGTTGAACTTGCAAAAGGGAGGAAATATCATCGTTTGGTACGGTTTGACATGGTCATTGGAATTGTACCAGCAAGCCTGCGCCAGGCTGCACAGGCAGGGGCAATCGAGGCCGGTACAGATTTACCATTTACTCACGAAGGGAACGATGGACGAGGACGTGATGAAAGCGATATCGGGAAAGGCCGACAAGCAGGAGGCCTTGATGCAGGCGGTTAAGGCTAGAATCAATAAATACAAGGGAGGGAGCGTAAATGGATAGGACAAGGAGGTCGATCAGGTTTGATGAGAGAACATGGATGCTTTTAAAAGAGCTATCGGAGAGGACGGGTTCCAAGGTATCCGTGATAATCAGGGGGATGGTAACACGTAGTATCGAGGCGCTTCTTGATGAGGCGGGAAACTTTAAGCTGGATGAGGACAAGGCAAAGAAGGAATAAGACGAACGGATTTATCGCAAATGCGTTGGGGCGGTTGTATAAAGACCTGTTCGAGGTCTGTTGTAGGGGGCTGGTCTCGGGTTCAGGAAACGATTTTATTCGTGATACGGGATCCGGCGGCCTCAACATTGAGGACCGATGATGAGATAATAAGGCATTTCAAGTATCGCTTTCAAATGATTCGATATCAAGTAATGAAAGATAATCAGCAACTAAAGGAGGTAAATTATGCCGACAATATACAGGCCCAAAACGGGTCATCAGAAACAGAAGAATGATAGCCAATATGATGCCGAGCGTCGTAAGATATATAATTCCGAGCGCTGGCGTCGGCTTCGGGCCATGAAGTTCGCCATATCGCCGTTATGCGAGATGTGCGAGAAAGATGGCAGGGTTGTACCGGCTGAGGATATACACCATATAGTTAGCTTTATGGACGTGACCGATCCGGAACAGAGATATTTATTAGCCTATGACTTGAATAACCTTATGAGCTTGTGTAAGAGACACCATCAGGCCGTCCATAATCGAAGATAACGTTCCACGAGTGATGTTCCACGTTAGGGGGGAGGGGTATGGGGGTATTTTTTAGCGCTTCCGCCCCTCGAAACCTCACCGAACCCAGCTTTACACGCACGGGTAAATTTTGATTTTTGGAATCGTTAAAATTTTAACATGTATCACTGTCGGACATTTTTATGGTTGATAGGTAAACTGTGTGGTATGGCGGTGAAATTTGATATGCCGGATAAATTATCCGATGAGACAAAGAAGTTCATGACCGATGTCGTAAAGGAATTGAATAAACGAAAGGCAATCCAGAATATTGATTTGGGAGCGCTCCGTATGCTTGCGACTTCTTATGAGATGTATTTGCAGGCCACGGACATAATGCTGGAGGAAGGTCCCATCGTGCAGATAAAGTATGAGATGGCCGCAAATCCCGCCCAGAATATTGCGACTAAAAACTATGCCCAGGTTATGAAGATTATGACAGAGTACGGCTTGACGGTTAAAAGCCGCTCCCATATTAGCGCAATGAAAGATGATAAAACCGGCAGTAGCCCGATGGAGGAGTATTTTAAGAAAAAAGCGAAAAAGGTAGAGAAGCGATGAAAGGGTATTACCAGTATGCGCAGGAGGTCCTTTCCGGGAAAATCGTAGCCGGTGAATATATAAAATTAGCCGCCGAAAGATTTTTTTCCTTGATAGAGGACGATAGGTACGAGTTTAGAGAAGAGAAAGTGGATGAGGTAATAGAGTTTATCGCTATTTTGAGACATTATACTGGAAGGCACGCAGGTAAACCTTTCATTTTAGCTCCGTGGCAGATGTTTATTGTTGCGTGTATCTATGGGTTTTATGTAAAAACTGACGGGACAAGGCTCGTTAAGTCCGTCTATATTGAGATGGCAAGAAAACAAGGTAAGTCTGCCTTGGCCGCAGCCCTTTGCCTATATCATTTAATTGACGACGGGGAGGCTAACGCGGAGGTATATCTGGCCGCTAATAGTAAAGATCAGGCAAAGATAAGCTTCGGGATGTGCTCGAACTTCGTGAAAGGCTTGGATCCGGGACATAAGTATCTTGAGCCGTATCGGGATCGGGTGAATTTCGAGAAAACTCTGAGTGTTCTCCGGGTATTGGCCGCTGATGACAGTAAACTGGACGGCTTTAACGCCTCCATGTTTCTTCTGGATGAGTATCATGCGGCGAAGAATGGCAAGCTAAAGGATGTCTTGCAGTCCTCACAAGGTATGCGTGAGAACCCTATGTCGATAATTATAACGACAGCAGGTTTTGATAAGTTGGGACCATGTTATCAATTTCGTACGATGTGTACCGAGGTTCTGAAAGGATTAAAGAGGGACGATACCCTTTTCGCCGCTATTTATTCGTTAGATCCGGATGATGATTGGAAGGATGAAACGTGTTGGGTTAAGAGTAATCCCAATTTGGGCATAACCGTAAAGCCCTCCTATGTTCGTGAACAAGTGTGGAAAGCGATAAACTCCCCTTCGGAGGAGGTCGGGGTTAAGACAAAGAATATAAATCTGTGGTGCGACTCAAGTACGGTATGGATACCGGAGCACTATATCTTGGACGCCTCTCGGACTGTTAATGTAGATGATTTCATTGATAGGGAGTGCTTCGTGGGTATAGACCTTTCGAGCACGAGTGACCTTACGTCCATGTCGGCCTTATTCCCCGATGAGGAGGCCGGAAAAATGTATTTTAAGACGTTGTACTATCTTCCGGAGGCTGCCTTGCAAGAAAAACGTTTCAAAGAGCTATACGGCGAATGGCGTCGGCAGGGGGAGATAACGATCACGCCCGGAAATGTCGCCGATTACGACTATATCTTGAACGATCTCGTGAAACTCCGGGATAAGGTTTATATCCAGTCGGTCGGTTACGACCAATGGAACGCTACCCAGTTCACGATAAACGCGACGGAGAAGGGCTTTAATATGATACCGATCTCCCAGTCGTTGGGTAATTTCAACCGTCCAACAAAAGAAATGGAAAGGCTATTGCTCTCGGGAAAGGCTATACTCGACAATAATGTGATCAACCGGCATTGTTATCGTAACGTGGTCATGAAATTGGATTATAATGGAAATATGAAACCTACGAAACAATACGAGGAGAAGAAAATAGACGGGGTGATATCTGAATTAATGGCTTTAGGTGGGTACTTAGCCTCTCCGAGGTATAGCGCTGCTATTTAGTTTGTCCGACAAAATTATGGTTAGTATGAAAACACCGATTGAAGATGAGAGTCCCTTTTACGGATATAGAGATAGATATAAGAAGAAAAGCGAGCAAACAGGAGATATCGAATTTTCGTGCTTGGACAGGCAGGATCACCCCTTTTTTAGCGAGCCGGGATAAACCGATGTTGCTGTCCACTGTTTATCGTTGCGTTGATTTGATCTCGGATAGCGTGGCCGTTCTCCCCTTGGAGACGTACAGGGTGGATAAGGA